TGCCCCAGGTTTATTACTTGCTCCTGGCTGGTCAGATAAACCAAATGTGGCAGCAGCACTCCAGGGAAAATGTGAGAAAATCAATGGTAAGTTTAGCTGTATGTGCTTACTTGATGTTTCTGTAACCTCAGCGGTGAAGTACACGGATGTGAAAAGGACAAAGAAAGAATTGGGGGCAACATCTCAATATGCAATTGCTTTGTGGCCAAAGGTGAAAATTGCAGGTTCGGTTATCGCATACTCAGCAGTATTTGGGGCTCTTTGTGCCTATCTTGATGCGTCAAACGACAATGTTCCAAACATATATCCATCAAATAAAGTGATTCCATCAGTAGTGAGTGGCTGTCTTGATGATGGTACAGAAGTCTATCTTGACGAGCTACAAGGCAACATATTGAATGCCGAGGGTGTCGTTACTATCATCAATCAAGTTGGGGTGAGAGCGTGGGGGAATAATACAGCAGCGTATCCAACAACAAATGACCCAAAAGACAGGTGGATTGCTGTTAGAAGAAGCTTTTGTTGGTATGAGAATGAGTTTGTTATTCGCTTTACAGAGAAAGTTGACAATCCAACAAATTACAGGTTGATAGAATCATTTATTGATGCAGAAAATATTGCGGGCAATGCTTTAGTGGCACAAGATAAGTTTGCAGGTGTAAAGTTTAGATTTGACCCAGCACAGAATCCGACATCCCAAATCTTAAATGGCGAAATTAAATTTACAGAGGCGATTGCACCATATACACCTGCGGAGTATATTGAGAACACATTTTCTTTTGACCCAACAATGATTACAACAGCACTTGGAGGAGGTAAGTAATGGATTATCCTACAACAATTAATGGTTTTAATTTATATAGTGGCGGAGATCGCTTAATTGGTGTGTCAGATGAGGTAAAAATTCCAGATTTTTCCTCGATGACTGCATCTATTACTGGGGCAGGAATCGCAGGAACAATCGATGTGCCAATTGTCGGCTTCTTTGACTCTATGGAGTTTTCAATTCCGTTTAGAACTCTAGCGGATGATACTTTTGAGGTTATGCAGCCTGACGGTCAAAAAAAGATTACACTTAGAGGTTCTATTCAAACAACAAACTTGGGCTCAGGAGATATTGACTATGTTGGAATGCGTGTAGTTGTACGTGGGTACATGAAGAGCTTTTCGCCTGGCTCGTTAAAGGTGTCTGATGCTATGAGCTCTGAAATTACACTTTCCGTAACTTATATGCTGATTGAAGTAGATGGAGATACGAAAGTTGAGCTTGATAAGTTTAACTCAAAATTTGTTGTAAATGGCAAGGATATGATGGCTAAGAGCCGAGCATATATGTAAATGGGGGTGTGTAACATGATTGAAGATGTAATGACAACAATGGCGAAAGAACAAGAAGTATCAATGGTTGAGGCAAAAGAGACGACAGTTATTGATAGTGCAAGAACATTTGAGTTTTCGAAACCTTATACTTTTGAAAGAAAGATTTATGATTGTATTTCACTTGATGGACTTGATAGTTTAACCACAAAAGATATGATTGAAGCTGAGAAGTATACGGTAAGAAATGGAATGTATTCTGCAACACCTGAAATGACTATGTCTTATGCGATGTATATCGCTTCTAAGGCGTCGAAGTTACCAATTGAGTTTTTTATGACTTTGCCTCAAAAGGAAGCATTAAGCTTAAAGAATAAGATTATGGGTTTTATTTACAATATGGATTAAGTCATACTGAGGGAAGAAAGTGGCGTAAGACTTGCATACAACTCTCAATGAGATTACAGACAGGCTTAGATTATTTTCTAGGTTTGTCTGTTTTTGACCTAAGTGAGTTAATTGAAGACATGGCGGAGGTGATCAAGGGTGGCCAGTAGAAAAGAATACGAGCTTGCGATTAAAATCGCTGGAAAGATTGATGAGTCACTTGGGAAAGCTACAGGGCTTACGAAAAAGCAGTTAAGTGAGATTGCAAAGCAGGCATCAAAGACTAATTCTACAATGCGTGAACAAATCAACAGTGCCTTTAAAGGAATGGACAAAGGATTTGAAAAAATCGAAAAAGTTGTGAAAAGAGCTGCAACAGCAGTGGCAACAATAGGCGTTGCAGGTGCAGCAGCAGCTACTCATGTAGGAATGGCTTTTGAAAGTCAAATGAGCACAGTCCAAGCGATTTCTGGATCGAGTGATACCGCAATGGAGAGACTTGGAGAAAAGGCTAAAGAGATGGGAATTAAAACCCAATTTTCTGCTACTGAAGCAGGAAAAGCTATGGAATACATGGCTATGGCTGGTTGGAAGACGGAAGATATGCTTAATGGCGTTGATGGTATTATGAACCTTGCTGCAGCATCAGGAGAAGAACTTGCAAGTACTTCAGATATTGTAACGGATGCTTTGACTGCATTTAACTTAAAGGCAAAGGATTCAACGATGTTTGCAGATGTGCTGGCCGCAGCGGCATCAAATTCAAATACAAATGTATCAATGCTTGGTGAGTCATTCAAGTACATTGCACCTGTTGCAGGTGCTTTGGGATTTAGTGTGCAAGATGTATCTGTTGCATTGGGATTAATGGCAAATTCGGGTATTAAGGGCTCAATGGCAGGTACGGCTCTAAGAAAAATGCTCACCAATCTTGCCAAACCATCAAAAGATGTTGTTGACGCAATGGAAACTTTAGGTGTTGTCTTAGATGATGGGCATGGAAAAATGAAATCATTTAGGGAAATAATGCTTGATTTACGAAAAGGTATGTCTGGGTTAAAGGGAGGATCAGAAGAATATAATCAAAGTTTACAAAAATTAGATTCTGCACTTCAAAAAGGCGAGCTGAGTGAAACACAATATGCCCAGCAGTTAGAAGCCTTGAATATGAAGTATTTTGAAGCCGCAGGAGTAGCAAAAGCGAGAGCAGCAGCACAGCTGGCTGGACAAACAGGTATGTCTGGTCTATTGGCTATCGCCAATGCTTCTGAGGAGGATTTCAATAAATTGACTGCTGCTATTGATAATTCAGCAGGTGCAGCAGAAAAAATGGCAAATATTCGTCTTGATAATCTACAAGGAGACATTACGCTTGCAAAGAGTGCATTAGAAGGTCTTGGAATACAGATTTATGAAGGCTTTAGTGATACGGCAAGAGGGGCGGTTCAGCTCTTTTCTAAAGAAATTGCGGCATTAACAAAAAGACTTTCAATATTAAGTACAAAAGTACCGACGATAAAAAGAGAATTGACGAGTGGTGCAGAGGCAGGTCTTGAATTTGCAAAACCACTACTGAATTTAGGAAGCTGGTTTTTGAAAAATCCAAGAGTGATATCAAGTGCATTAATTGGAATTGGTGCAGCGATGGCAACATTTAAGACGATTAGTACTGTACATAAATTAACTGAGGGCGTGATGGGATTAGCAGCTGCATTCTCTAATCCAGTGACAGGTGTAGTTGTTGGAACCACAGCGGCTGTTGGAGCAATTACAGCCTTTACGGCAGCCTACAAAAGCTGGCAGAAAGAAGTTGGACAAAAAAATTTAAGCAATCATTTTGGAAATCTAATACTAAATTTAAAAGATTTAGAATCAATTGCTAGTTATATGGTTGATAATGGATCACTCAGTCAGCTTGATGAAGCTATGTCTGCGTTTAGTGATGTTGGAAAGTATATAGAAAAACTTAATTCAGCAACAGGGACTTTGAAAAAATTAAACTGGAAAGTTGAGCTCGGGCTGCAATTAAACGAAGATGAGAAACAGTCTTATAAAGATGCTGTAGAAAGCTACATAAAGAATGCTCAATCAGCAATGGAGCAGGAACACTTTGCAATGAACTTGAATGTTCAATTAATGACAAAAGATGATTTGCAAGGACAACAAGTTAGAGACCAGTTTAATAAGTTCTATTCTAGTAATGAAGCAGAGCTTGAGGATTTGGGGAAAAAGCTTCAAGACGCTGTTAACACAGCTTTTGATGATGGATTACTTACAATTGACGAAGAAAAGCATATTCAAGAGCTTCAACAGCAGATGGCTAATATTCAACAAAGAATGGCCTCATCTGATTTTACAGCAGAGCTTGAATTGACAGGACAAGGACTAGGACAACTGGATGCTGATTCTTTTACAAACTTGATTGAAAGCGTTGGAAAGGCAGAGGAAGCAGCAACAGAGAAGTATAAAGAGGCAGAAAAACAAGCTATAAAGGGGGCAGTTGCACAATATCAAGCTGGAGCAATTAGTAAATCTGAGTATGAGGATATGGTTAATAGCTTTAAGACACAATATCTTGCTCAAGTCGGAGAAATACAAGCTAAAGGGACGGGAAAGTTAGCAGAAACAGTTTTAAATCAGTATTCTACTGAAATGGAATCGTTGGGGCCTAGACTCAGTCAAGCACTAGACAGTTCTATCAATAATTCTTTTGGGCAATGGCACTCAGAACACGATTGGACGATCATGGCACAAGAAAGCACAGATGCTTTGATGCATTCGATACAACAATCACTCCATGTAGATAATGGAACTAAGCAAGCAATGAGTCAGTTGTGGAAAGAACTTGAACCAAGACAGGAAGAGTTACTTGCAACTGTACAGAAATATCAAGAAGCAGGACAACAAATCCCGCAAAGTGTATCTCGTGGGCTTCATGATGCAGCAACAGTAGGTGCAATGGCTGGGGATACTGATGCTATGTGGTATCTAGTTGGCGAGAGAGCCCAGAACAATCCACAATATGCTGCAATAATCCAAAGTATGCAGGCGAAAGGACAACAAATTCCTGCTGCATTGGCAGCTGGAATGGCTTCTAATTCTAGTGCTGCTAGCCAGGCAGCAACTACCGTATGGAATCAAACACAAGGTGCAATTAATAGCGTTTTTTCGAGACCAATTCTTGCAAGAGCTCAAATCAACCTTGTGGCAGCTTATTCGCAAAGTCCAAATGTTTTAAGTAATCAAGCAAGAGCGAAAGCCCAAGCTATAGTAAACCAGAAATTTGCAACACCATTTACACAGGCAGTAAAAATTCCAACACCTAAATTGCCAGGTCTTGCAAGTGGAGGAATTGTTGAGAGACCAACTACAGTGAATTTTGCTGAAGATAGTCCTGAAGCAGCAATCCCTCTTAATGGGTCTGTTCGAAGTAAGTCATTGTGGAAAACTGCTGGAGAGCGACTAGGAGTATTAGGCACAGATAATTCTACTTCGAATTTAAATAACAGTGGGTACACAATTAATTATGCTCCAACTCAAAACTTTGCTGGTCAGGCTCCATCTAAAAGCGATATTATTGAGGCAAATAAGTTAAGTATGAAGGAGTTTGAGAAAATGATGCAAAAGTATATGAAAGACCAGAGACGGTTCAATTTAGCCTAAGGCAAACAAAGGAGCAGGTATGGATAGATATACAACGATTCAAGGCGATACTTGGGACAGTATCGCTTTTAAAATATATGGTGATGAATATAAGGTACAGTTATTAATGGAGGCAAATAGAGAATATATGGACATATTTGTTTTTTCAGGGGGGTTAGAACTTAAGTGCCCAGAGCTAACTCCTGCACAAATCATTGGCTTACCAGAATGGAGGTTGTAAATGCCAAGAGCTACGGAACTGAATTTACTTTATGAAGGCAAGCCTGCAAAAATCGGGACAATAGAACAATTTGAGTATGTAGATGAGGCGGAAGGTAAGTCAGATTCCGTTAGTATTACTGTTGATGATATAGATAGTAGGTGGAACAATGGTTGGACGCCAACACACTATGATAAAATTACACCAGCTATCATTATATACAGAGATGATCTTGATTCTATAACATTGCAATGCGGAGAATTTATAGTAGATGACTATTCACTAAGTGCACCACCATTGACTTGTGAAATTAATGCAATTTCCACCCCGCTGAACTATGGCTTTAAGGCTTTACCAAAATCGAAGATTTGGAAAAAAGTTACGATTAAACGAATTGCAGAAGAAATAAGCAAGGAGAATAAACTTTCTCTTGTTTTTGATGCAGAAGATTCCAATGTAATTAAAGAAAAAGAGCAAAGTTTTGAAGCAGATTGTTCTTTTTTATCTAAGCTTTGTAGTGATTACGGAAAAAAATATAAGGTCTATTCAAGCAAGATTGTTATTTATGATGTAGAAAGATATGAAGATAAGGATATAGTAGCTGAAATTAAGCCATATCAATGTTCATCATGGAGTTTTAACACTTGCATACATGGAACCTATACAGGAGCTATTTTTTCTTATACAGATCCAAAATCTGATAAAACATATAAAGTTAAAGTTGGAACAGATGATCGAATACTGTATATGAATGAATCAGCAGAAAATAAGGAAGATGCAAGAGCAAAAGCACTAGCAAAGATAAACGAATCCAATCGAAGTATGTATTCAATGGAGATAAAGCTAAAGCATCCATTTCCATATTTTGCAACCCAA